TATGGACAAAGTTACACCAGAAACTTCCGCACGTGCGGCTGTAGATGCTATCGCTGATGGCAACCGTGCTGCTGCTGTTGATGCTATCAACAACTTAATGTATGGGAAGTCGGCTGAGACATTAGATCAATACTCTGATGTACTAGCTAAGTCATACTTTGGAGATATGGAACTTCCAGATGCTCCAGATGAAACACCAGTAGATGATGAAGCCCCTGGCACACCATCTTCTGTAGAACCAGAAAACAACTCAGAACCAAAAACTGATGAAACTGATATCGGAAACACTAACTGAGGGTCTTAACTACCTGACTGAAACTAAGAACGGTAAGAAATCCCAGTATATTGAAGGTGTCTTTTTACAAGGCGAACTTAAGAATCGTAATAACAGGGTATACCCTATTAACATTCTTGATCGTGAAGTAAGTAAGTACATCGAAGAGCACGTCAAAAGAGATCGTGCTGTCGGTGAGCTTGGTCACCCCGATGGTCCTACTATTAACTTAGATAGGGTATCTCACAGAATCGTTTCTCTCCGTAGAGAAGGTAACAACTTCGTAGGTAAGGCAAGAATCCTTGGCACACCTATGGGTAAGATCGCACAGAATCTATTAGATGAAGGTGTACGTCTTGGAGTTTCTTCTAGAGGTTTAGGTACTGTAGATAAAAGAGAAGGTACTTCCTTCGTAAGAGACGACTTTATGCTAGCTACTGCTGCTGACATCGTTGCCGACCCCTCCGCACCTGATGCTTTCGTTAATGGCATTATGGAAGGTAAAGAGTGGGCCTGGGTTAACGGCGTTGTTAAGGAGGAGAAGGTTGCTAAATATCAGAAGTACATTAACGAAAGTGAGCTTCGTGCCCTAGAGTCACGGAAACTCCAGGTGTTCCAGAACTTCCTTGGAACTCTCTGATTTATAAATAACTCTTAGACATAAACAGTATAAAAGCTTAACAGAGGTCAACCCCGATGTCCGAAATTTTGAACGAAAAGTTTGAGGAACTTATTAGTGAATCTGGTCTTCCCAGTGCAACAGTTCCTGGGAGCGAACCAGTAGCCCCATCCACCCAAAGCAAAACTGCGGTAAACGCAAAAGCAGCAGCAGGTGATCAGGCTTCAGGTAAAGTAGAACCATCATTGGTGCCTGGTCAGGCAATCCAAGATTTAGGTGGACCTACTCCTACACATAATCATCCGCAAGATGACTCCAACAAGTTGGATAAGAATGCGACTAAGGACGGTGTGAGCGATGCTCAAACTGGTGGCGGTAAAGACGAGCCATCAGGATCTGATCCTAAGCTTGCTGACAAGATCACATACGGTACTAAGAAAGAAGATATCGATGTAGATCTAAGTGCTGACGTTAAGGCACTCTCCGAAGGAGAAGAACTGACAGAAGAGTTCTTGAAGAAAGCATCAACAATTTTTGAAGCAGCAGTTAAATCTAAAGTTGTTTCTATTGTTGAAGAACTCGAAGTACAGTATAGCGAAAAGCTTGCCGAGAACACCGAAAAAGTTCGTGCGTCCTTGGCCGAAGAAGTTGATGGTATCTTAAAGTACACTAGCCAACGTTGGTTAGAAGAAAATCAAGTTGCTATTGACACTGGTCTCAAAGTTGAGATCACTGAGTCGTTCATCAAAGGTCTGAAGGGACTCTTTGAAGAGCACTATATTGACGTGCCTGAGGGCAAAGAAGATGTTCTAGAATCTATGAACACTTCGCTTCGTGAAATGGAAGACCGCCTCAATGAACAGATTGATGCGAACGTGAAATTGTCAAAACAAGTCTCAAGTCAAGTCAGAGGAGGCATTGTCTCCGAGATGAGTGAAGGACTTACAGATACACAGAAAGAGAAGTTTTCTGATCTTGCTGAAGCTGTAACCTTTAAGGATGAATCATCCTACAGAGAAAAACTAACCACTATCAAGGGATCATACTTTACTGAAAAGGCACAAGTTGCTGAAGCAATGAAGGAAGAGCCACTTGAAGGTGTCAGCACCGAGTACGCACCAGTTATGCAAGCATATCTGAATGCAATCGGAAACGCTGTTAATAAGTGATATCTACATTATAAACATTAATCTATTCTAGTAATTAAAGATGGACACCCGTCAATTACAGGAGAAGTGGTCACCTGTCTTAGGACATAAGGATCTTCCAGAAATTAAAGATTCTCACCGTAGACAAGTTACTGCAACTATCCTAGAAAATCAAGAGAAAGCTCTTAGAGAAGAGCACAATATGCTTAACGAAGCAGCACCTATCAACTCTGTTGGTGCTGATGGTCTTAAGTCCTCTCACGGTTCTTCAGGTCTAGCTGGATTCGATCCAATCCTAATCAGCTTGATCCGTCGTGCTATGCCAAACCTCGTTGCATACGACGTTTGTGGCGTACAGCCAATGAGTGGTCCTACTGGACTTATCTTCGCAATGCGTTCACACTACAACGACAGAAGTGGTGCTGAAGCATTATTCAATGAGCCTAACCCAGGTTTCTCCGCAGTTGGAGACGCTTCTGGTGCAAACGCTTATGACCCTACAGCTGGTTACGTAGATCCTGGTGGTGGTGGAGATGGAAGTGGAACTGCTGCTTCTGCTGACAACACTGCTGAAGGTAACAACCCTGCAATCCTTAACGACTCCACAACCTACCCTAGTGCTGGTGCTGGTTTCCGTTATGAGAACACACAAGGTAGTGCAAGAGACTATCTAGAAGCATTAGGAACATCAGGTTCTCCTGATTTCCGTGAAATGGCTTTCACAATCGATAAGGTATCGGTTACTGCCAAATCACGTGCTTTGAAAGCAGAGTACACCTTAGAACTTGCTCAAGACTTGAAGGCGATTCACGGTCTAGATGCTGAAACTGAGTTAGCAAACATTCTCTCTTCTGAGATTCTTGCTGAAATTAACAGAGAAGTCATCAGAACTGTTTATCTCCAAGCAAAAGTTGGAGCACAAAATAACGTAGCTAACGCTGGAATCTTCAACCTAGACACCGACAGTAATGGTCGTTGGTCTGTTGAGAAATTCAAAGGTTTGATTTATCAAATCGAAAGAGACGCTAACGCTATCGCACAGCAAACTCGTAGAGGAAAGGGCAACTTCATCCTTTGTTCTGCTGACGTTGCTTCTGCACTCAATATGGCTGGTGTACTTGATTACACACCTGCTCTATCAACAAATGGTCTACCTGATGATACAGGTAATACATTCGTTGGAACACTTAACGGTGGAGTTAAAGTTTACGTAGATCCTTATTCTGCGAACTTGGCTAACGACCACTTCTATGTTGCTGGTTATAAGGGTTCATCTCCTTATGACGCTGGAATGTTCTACTGCCCATATGTACCCCTACAGATGGTAAGAGCAGTGGATCAAGGATCCTTCCAACCAAAAATTGGATTCAAGACTCGTTACGGAGTTGTTGCAAACCCATTCGTATTCAAGGCAGACGGATCTGCTGTTGGAGAGGATGTCATCGCAGCTTCTGGAGTCGGCAGAAACCAGTACTACAGACGTGTTCTTGTTCGCAACCTTATGTGATCTATTATCACAATATATCAAAAGAGAC